ATATGCGAGAGCAAAAGAAACGCAAAGAACTACTACTTTTTAATTATGGAATTGAAGGACTGGTTAAACTCGATCAATCAGACGAAAAAGAATCTGATTGACGAAGACCCTTCACTTGAGAAGGAATTTCCTCCGTATGTTGTCAACCGTTGTTTTTCTGGGCACCTAGATGCCATCATGTTTGCGAATGAAATGAACCAGTATCATTTCCTTCCCAAAAAACTCCAATATGATTTTTATCTAAATAGTCTGAGGAAAAAGAAGAGATTCTCTCCCTGGCTCCGACAAGATAAGATCAAAGACCTTGATTATGTCAAACAATACTATGGTTATAGTAATGAAAAGGCAAAACAAGCTTTGAGGATTCTTACCGAAGAACAACTTAATTTTATTAAATCGAAATTTGACACTGGAGGAAGAAAATGAGTGTGGTTCAAGAACCCGAAGTGAAGTGGTCGCCTGAACAAATGGTTGAAGTGGTTCTACGTGAACCCGATGACTTTTTGAAAGTGCGTGAAACTCTGACTCGTATCGGAGTCGCTTCAAGAAAAGAAAAGAAGATTTACCAGTCCTGCCATATTCTCCACAAGCAAGGAAGGTATTATCTAGTTCATTTTAAGGAATTGTTTGCCCTTGATGGTAAACATGCAAACCTGACGGTCAATGATGTTCAACGTCGTAACCGTATTGCTCAGTTGCTTGCTGACTGGGGTTTGATTGAGATCGTTGATGTCAATAAAATCCTGGATATTGCTCCGCTGAACCAAATCAAAGTCCTTGCTTACAAAGACAAGCAAGACTGGATTCTGGAAACCAAGTACAACATTGGTTCTAAGAAGAAGCGAGTAGAAGAAACCGAATAAGTCTCAGGAGGTGCTAGACACCTCCTTTTTTATTTGGTATAATAACCAAGTCTGAACAAGTTAGTATTCCACTACAAACACTCTTGTTAGTGTTCAGGGGTTAATACTCATCAGACAGGTTGACAGAAGACTGATTTAGATTTATAATATCAGTCTTCGGGTCAATCAGTATTCAACGTGAAATGCTCTTGTTAGTATTCACACCATAATACTTACCGAAGAAACTAAAACCCCAGTTGGTTTTCAGTATTACTTAAAATGTATACCCTATTTAATTGAAAAAAATGAATTTGTTTACGGCAGATGTTGGACAAGGAAAAGTCCACATCTACGATAGCAATAGGGATATTGCTTATTTGAAACTACCTCAAGAAAGTCTGGTTAATCTTGATATTGACGGACTTGAAAGTGGAGATGTTATTGCAATTGAAGATGCTCACCTTCGTCAGAGAGTGGAGGGTGGATTGAGTCTTGCTCATGCATTTTCTATCGATGAATTGGATGCACTGTATAAGAATGCAGAAGAACGTCAAATTACAATACTTCTATTTCCGCAAAAGAAAACACCGGTTGTAAGGAAGCTTGCTGGATACAATCCAGAGCATCGTAAAAGCAACAAAGTTTTTATGAAAGAATATGGAATGTCTACCGATGAGGCTGATATTCGTTCAATTGCTAAATTTCTCAAAAGAGACAAAGAGGCATTTAAAAGGCTTAAAAAGTTTAATCCAGTTACCCAAGAACAACATCAAGAAAAAAATCAACATAAGTTTGATTTTATACAAGAATGCAATCTAGATCTTAATATTGCCAGAACGCAAGGTTATGGTTTTGATGATTATTATGATTATGGTGACGATGATGCAGTAACTCAGTTTATCAAAAACCAAAAGCATGAACTTGCTAATCGTTTGATGGGAGACGGTATTTTTGATTTAGACTCCAATTCCATGTTTACTGGAGAAGAGTTGATGAATGCCGTTGGTCTTCAATATAGTAAGACTAAAAATGGACAACTGAACGCTATTAAGTCAGAAAGTCGTCTTTATACTGTAGTAGCATCTATTCTTCGTCCAAATGGAGAACTCCGTAAGAGAGGATTTCCTCCTGGGCATAAGTATGAAGGCAAAAAAATGAATGTGCTTTGGAAGTGGTGTAAAGAAAACTATTTTGGATGCAAACCATTCCATGAAAAGCAAGGAGTAGCATCATCTAATTATAAGCAGCATATGAGACCAGGAGTTTCTAATTTTCAAGGAAAATCTTTGTCTATTGGTGCTGATGATACTGAGTATAATTTCTTTAAAGAGGAAAGGTCTATAGTGGATAAAAAAACACAAGAGATATGGTATGTGTTGCGAGAGATGATCGTTGAAGATGGTCTTCGTTAGTATTCAAGGGAAAATACTCTTGTTAGTATTCATGCTCTAATACTCAACCATCTTCAAATTTTTTAGTTGGTATTCAAGACGTAAAACTCTTGTTAGTTTTCATGTCGTAATGCCCGTAATAAAAAGTGAGGGTTTCACTACCCGCTTTTTTTATGCTTTCTTGTATAATTAGTAGTGGATGCCGTAAGGGTCCACACAACACAAACTCGCTTTAAAAGGAGCTACCATAATGAACTTCCAGCGATATACCGCTGCGGATCTTCCTACCTTGATGGATAAGATCAACAAAAACAGCATCGGGATGGATGAATACTTTGACCGCCTGTTTAAACTTCATGAAACTTCAACCAACTACCCGCCTTACAACCTAGTTCAAGTAAATAATGTTGAGTCCCACTTGGAGATCGCATTAGCAGGTTTTAAGAAAGGAGAAGTTAATGTTTTCACGGAGTATGGAAAACTTTTTGTCGAAGGGCAAAAAGAAGATACAGAGTCGGAGAAGACCTTTATCCACAAGGGAGTGGCTAGCAGAAGTTTTAAACGAGCGTGGACTCTATCCGACGACACAGAAGTCAGAGATGTATCATTCGAAGATGGACTCCTCAGAATCATCCTTGGAAAAGTAGTCCCAGAGCATCATGCCCGCAAGGATTATCTGTAATCTTTAACATTTGTTTTATGTTTAGTAGCGGTAGTTACAGACTTTTGTATCACTATGATACATAATGGCTATATAATTCAGACCTATGGAGGAGACGATGCACTTTACCACCGCCGCCTTAACATTTGGAACAGCAATGACTCTTTTCTTCGGAGGAACGTTCGCCGCCGTTCTACCCTGATACTTCATGATAAATACAACTGAATATCGTCGGCGCAGACGGGGAGGTAACTGGCACAAACCAGTTGACGCCTCCCTTTTTTATTGGTAGAATGACTTGAGGAGAAAACTAACTAATGTCTATTAAACTTGTATTGTTGAAGTCTGGTGAACAGGTTGTTTCTGATGTGAAAGAACTTGTATCAGACGATAATGTTCGTGGTTATGTTTTTAATAAACCACAAAGGGTCCAAGCAAATCGCACTCTTCTCCTAACCGAAGATGAGAATCCTTCTGAAGAAAGGAATGTAGAGATTACCTTGTCTCCTTGGATTCTCCTAACTACTGATGATGAGATTCTGATCACTCCAGATTGGATCGTCACTATTGTTGAACCACTAAAGTCTATTGTTGAAATGTATCAGGAGAAAGTAGATGGACAAGTCGATTAAGTGCTTGCTAATGGACGTTGATAATGTTATTATCAGTGAGGTTGTTGAGGTTGATGCTCAGTTGGGTGACCCAAACTGTAGATTGATTAGTCCATATCTTTTCAACTCTATTGATGATATGATTCCTTGGCCAAAGGCAACCAACCAGAGAGAACTAATGATTCGGTCAGAGGACATTCTGACTATCGCAGACCCAACAGAAGAAGTTATTGCTAAGTATCTGGAACTAACTGGAGAATGAGATTTTATACTAACGTTCAAATGGTCGGGGACCACTTCTTGGTCCGAGGTTATGAAAATGGAGAACATTTCATGACTCGGGAGAGGTTCAACCCGACCCTTTTTGTGCCTTCCAATAAGAAAACCAAATATCAAACTCTTAGTGGAGAATATGTTGAAGCAGTTCAACCTGGTTCGGTTCGTGACTGCCGTGAGTTCATCAAGAAGTATGAGAACGTAGAGAACTTTAAGATCTATGGAAACACTGGGTACATTGCCCAGTACATCTCCGACAAGTATCCAGAAGAAGAGATTAAGTTTGATACTAGTAAGATTAAAGTAACCACCTTGGATATTGAGGTGAAGTCTGAGAACGGATTCCCTGATGTAGAGTCTGCTGCTGAGGAAGTTCTTCTCATCACTATTCAGGACTATGCGACTAAACAGATTCGCACTTGGGGTCAGGGACCATTCAATAACAAGCAGCAGAACGTCAAGTATCGCTCATTCTCTAATGAGTATGACCTGCTAACTGACTTCATCAACTGGTGGATGATGGAGCAGAACACCCCTGAGGTGGTGACTGGTTGGAACATTGAGTTGTACGATATTCCTTACCTTGTTCGTCGTCTGGACAGGGTGTTGGGTGAGAAACTCATGAAGCGTATGTCTCCGTGGGGTCTTGTGACTGAACGTGAGACTATTATTATGGGTCGTAAGCATATCTCTTATGATGTTGGTGGTATTACTCAACTTGATTACCTCAACCTTTATAAGAAGTTCACTTATAAAGCACAGGAATCATATCGCCTCGACTACATTGCTAGTGTAGAACTGGGACAGAAGAAACTAGACCACTCTGAGTTTGATACCTTTAAAGACTTCTATACTCATGGTTGGCAGAAGTTTGTAGAATACAACATCATTGACGTGGAACTTGTTGACCGTATGGAAGACAAGATGAAACTGATTGAACTTGCAATCGTTATGGCATATGACGCTAAGGCAAATTATGCTGACGTATTCTCACAAGTTCGTATGTGGGATACGATCATTTATAACTATCTAAAGGATAGGAATATTGTTATTCCTCCTAAAGAACGTTCCGATAAGGATTCCAAGTATGCAGGAGCCTACGTCAAAGAACCGATTCCTGGAAAGTATGATTGGGTGGTCTCTTTTGACCTTAACTCTCTTTATCCTCATCTTATCATGCAGTACAACATCTCACCAGAGACGCTCTTGGAT